TTTAAGGCTCGTTGTAATAAATCAGGGTATTCTTTGTAAAGTTGCACGATTTCCTGTGGTTTTGAGCTTGGGCAATAAAAACAAGCAGATTTTGCTACATTTTTAATGCCAACAGATTCAATGACTTCAAGGCATTTTTGCCTATCCCATTGCCACTCAATTAATGGGTAAATGTAGTCGTATTTCTTATCCTCACGCTTGGCAGCGTTCTCAGCCCTATGTTCTTCGTTGGCATCGTAACCTATGTATTTAACGCACTTTTGCCCGTTTTTCCATGTATCAATGGCTGGTTGCCAATTATTGCAAAACTTGTCTTGTGGGGCTATTTTGTGCTTTTGCGAGCATCGTTTATACCCATAAGCTATGGATGGCAAAGCTTTGGCTCGTAAACATTCTTCTTCTAGGGTTTCGTATTCGCCTGATTCTGTAACCCTTTTAACCACAGTAATTCGTGGATAACCTTGTTGTTCTAGCCAATCGCTAAAGGCTTCTATGTGTGCGTAGGTTGCGGGTCGTTCACCACCAGTATCGGCAAACAAAATAAGGTCTATAGGGCGTTTTTCTTGGATAAGACCAATAACCATAGCTGTGCTATCAACGCCCCCCCAAAAGCCACTATGTGAGGGTTCATTTCATCACCCCAATATATCCCCGTTCAAAAAGTTCACCAATGGTTTTACGATGTGCACTCTCCCACATCTCGATCCTTGCGACTTTCGTAAGTGTGCATGACTGATCGACCTCCGCATGGCAGCGATAACACAGGGTCGCAATACGATAATCATGCGATTTAAGTCCTCTACCTTTACCATCGAGAAGCTGATTACTATGGGCTGCAACACAAGTGCCATCTTCTATCCCACAATGTTGACATGGTAATAGTCTAGCGATTTCTAGCAGTTTTTTGTTTCTATACATTTACCGCTTTGGTATAGGCTTGTATCCGTTTAGCGACAACGACCAGTTCCTCTGATGCCAATAATGCTTGTTTGTATTGGTTCTTCAACATACTGTCGTGATACTCTCGTTCTAGTTTTTTTAGTCTTAGCACTAATTCTGCATAATCAATCATTAATGGTTTCCTTCTAGTCCTGTTTTTTTATCTAATTCTGCTCTGAGCATAGCATTTTCTTCTCTAGTTTTTTTTAGCAACTGAGATAAATGGTGTGCTGTCTTTAGCATCTCTTTATACCTATTTAGGTATAAATTGTAGTTTGTAGAGTCCACTATTTTGTACCAATCTTTATAGAAATGTATACTATGAGAAACACAATTAATGCCCAGATGTAGACAAAGTTGCTATCTAGCATGATTATCTACAGATCGATTGGTAGCCTCTAGACTGCGCCATATCTCGACTTTAAGTTGTGCAGCAGTCAGCATCCATTTGATCTTTTCCTCGCACTCCACAGCCTCTTTTAAGCCCTCTAGTAGCCCGATATACTCTGGGTCTGCATACGCATCTACTTCTGCTGCTGCGACAGACTTAGCCGATGACTTAGACATAAGGATACTCCGCTTAGACTTTAGGAAGTTTTCTAAGTAGATTCTGTTTGCCTTGGCTTTAGCAAAATCACCTGAATACTTCATTATGTACTCTACTGCTTTGGTTGGTTCTATATCCATTTTCCCCATTCTCCCTTGTTACCTTTTAACCATTGATCTTGGAAGTCTGATAGTAAATTTATATCAAGATTTTTATCTGATAAATATTTCCTAAACTTCTGCAATCCCCAATCCGATCTCCATTTGCATAGTTGGCGCACAGCGCACTGGTGTTTCCATTCTTCCCCATTGGTCTGCCATTGCATCTGCTATTCCTTGAAATGTAACACTCCTTGCTTTTGCTCTAATACCACCTTTAATTGGTAACTTAGATGTTTCGTAATACCACCTAGACATTCTATTTCCAGACTTAGATATTACAACTTCTCCTTTGCTAACTATATTTGTAGGTTTTAAATTTGGCAGTCCTTTTAGCCATAAACAAGTTGCTTTAGTAGTTTCGTGTCCGTATTCATATGGTTGAATAATTTGACTTGGTTTGCAGTAAATTCTAGACATAACACCTATTGGGTTTTCTATTGCTATCCTGGGTATGTCTGCATTGGCTAACAACATAAAAAAATCTACAGCTTCCTGTCTTTGTTGATGTCTATTTGGAAATCTATCTGCAAACTCAGGCTTAAACCACTTGTTGCCGGTAAGAGTAAGATAAGTACAAGGTGGGTGTGCAATCATAAGATCCCACCCCCCCCCGATGATGTCTAGCACAGATCCTTGATAATGATTGCCAGGAGTTTCATTTGGTAGTAAATCACAAGACCAAGCATCATGCCCTAGCTTTGCAAAAGCATCTCTTACAGCACCACTAAATTCGCAGGCAACTAATACTCTCATGCACCTACACCTACCGACCCGATCTTTGCCGAGAGTCTAGCCCTAAACTGAGCAAAAGACTCTCCTGCATATGGGTTTAATCCTAACTCTCTGCCTTTAGCCAAAGTAAGTTCATCGCTTGCATACCAAGGCAATGGTGGTTTTTTGTTTTGCTTTTCTTCAATAACAATCTCGTCAAAAAAGCGTTGATTGTTTAGCCAGGTACTTGCATGAGGTATGTAGTCTAGCTCTGTACCTTTAATTGTCCAATACTTACGATGCTCTACTATTGCCTCTAGTGCCTTTTGCTTGTAATCGTCTGGCATTTTTTGCCACGATCTTTGCGCTGTTAGCTTTCCTACTTTTCTTGGGTATTGCGCCCAAAACAGATTGAACTCCATCCCTTTTCCCTTTCATGTTTTCTATTGCCTTCACCAACATACTTTCTAAACCATGCTGCAACAACATTTTATGACCCTGACTATCAAATACTACCTCTACATTAGCAGAGCCATCTATGTTTTCTCTAATCCGTTTGATCTGTATCAGCATCCATCCACACCTTTATGTTTTGATTAAAGTCTGCTTTCATAAGAACTGGCTTATTTAAACAATCTAACATTCTATACAAAGTCTCTTTTACTTCTTCTAAGTCCTCTCCCATTACACCAACACCTCTTGCTGTGTACATATAAGGCTCATGATTATTATCGTAAAAAACCTCGCACACTTCGACCCAAGGTTCTCCATCGTTCTCGTCTGAAAAGTCTACCACTCTATGATTCCAATGCATTATTTACTCGCCAAGATGTAGAGACCCACATTACTAAACGCATACCCTGTATATACAACTGCCATAGGCATATTACCTTTTAGGGCTTGTTCGCACCCAATATAGGCATAGATCAAGCCGGTAACGATAATTAGCCAAGCACTCATTTTTTTATTCGTTTAAAGCCCATAATTTTTCACAGTCTTTCATGCTTTGTGGCTTATCTAAGTCTTTATTTTCATAAATAGATAACCTATCTTCCAACTCCATTATGCGTTCTGCTTGTTGTCGCAACATATTTGATGCTAAAGATCTAACTTCCCATCTTTCTTCGCTACCAAGACAATCGGTTAATTTTTCTGCAAGTTCTAATGCGTTCATTTATCTTGTGCCTTTCTTAACTTTATATGCTTTTGTAGAATATACCAAAACTCTGATTTGATTATCATTTTTTCCCCTAAAGTGCATGAAACTTTAATAATCTTATACGAGTTCTACAAATAAGTCCTAAGTATTTTCCCTAATCCATTTATTTCTATAGATTTGGAGAGCTTCTGTATATCCGTTAATTTGGTTAATGTCATGCGTTCCTTTGGTAAAGTGGGTTAGCATCCTGTAGCCGTCTTTTATACAGAAGTTTTTTAGCCCTCGGTCTGCCATCTGTCGGCAGATGTCCTGATCGTAAAGATGATAGCCTGGTATTGACTCATCAAACCGCACATCTTGACAAGTAGCCAACATAAGTCCGTCTAAGTGTAAACAGAACTGTTTGCCATCGCTAAAGTACAGTATTCCGCTACGAGGGTCTATTACGCTACCAACGCATTGTCCTTCCCACCAAGGAGACGCTTCTGTCTGGCTGCCGATAACTCCTACCATGCCTATATCCTTGACACAGTACGCTAGTAGATTCATCCTAAGTAGGTGAGGATTAGTAACAATGATGTCGTGGTGAATAAAGCACTTTATCTTGTGTTTAGCTCTGTCTATGCCTGTGTTATACCCTTGTGCAATAGATTGTTGTTTTTCTACAACAATAATCTCATCATCCTCTTGTAAAAGTAATGACTTGAGTAAACATCTCTCTAGGATAGAGGGATTATGGGTACAAACAATGTAACTTATAGATTCCATTAACTACCTTTAGGTAATGTTTATGTTAAAAAATACAACTTGTATATAAATGTTAGTTTTCTATACATTTTGTTACAACATATATATATTTTGTATATATTTAGACAATACTCTACTTTAGGTGATATGCCTTATCAACCTGATCCATCTGTTACCAGACTAATCCTTCCTAAGATAATGTTCAATCATTTGTAGACTTATATATCACCCTTGATCTACAAATTTGTGCAGTACCCATTTAAGTCTGCGAGGCTTGCCATCCTAGTAGTGAGCCTATCTTTTCTTCCACGCTGCCGATATAAGCACTTAATTTCGCTTGGAGTGCGAGCAGAAATAGAAAAACCCCATAAGGTAGCTCTAAGTTGATCTCATTTAACAAAACAGTCCACAGATTTTGCTAAATGCTCAAAGCTACCCTATAGGGTCTTGTGGACTATTACTAACAGAGATCAATCTGCTGACTAAATTATAAATCAAAACTCAAACTCTTTGTAGTCGTATCTCCCGTTGGGTTTCTTAAACCAGCCTATTACGATAATTCTCCACTTAGATCTAATAAGCTCAGGGAGATATTCACTTTCTTGGATCTTCTTAATTCTGGATGACATATTACTTTTGGATGTCATTTGTATGCCTAAAGACTCTCCGTTTCCAATAGCCACAATGTCTAAGATGCCAAACATATCTTTTTTTCGTTTTGTAAAAGAGTTGTAGGATTCGACCACTTCGCATTTATATCCCTGAGACTCGTATAGAGCCTTTGTACGCTGATTGTAGTTAGGCAAGGTCTTGTTCTGTTATCTTGCCTTCTGAGGCAATAATGATGGCTTTGTGGTGCTTTTGTGGGATGCTGTTACGCATTGACCAGGCATAGACAGTTACATACTTCATGCCGAGCTTGTCTGCTATATCTTTGTAGCTGCCAAATACCTCTAGCAATTTATCAAAGTGTTGTGTTTTTACAACAGTATCCATATCTTCTCCTTTTGTAGATCTTTGATTCTACATGAAATACATTGGTTTGTAGATATTAGGGTTTGTCCTAGTATAAATATTCTACAAATCTCTACAAATCGTGTATAGTTTCTACATAAGCAATGTTGCTTATTTCTTGTGAAAGGGAAACAAAATGGAATATCAAACTAAAGATGGTTATGTAATTTCAGAAGAAAACTACAACAAAATTAAAGAGCTTTGCCCACAGTTGTCGTTTGACGAAATTATGAGACTTATTGATTTGTTTAAATCTGGAGCAGTTAATATATAAACAACATCCCCCTTCGGGGGGAATTTCTGTGAAGGGAAATGAAATGAAAACTTATAGACTTAAAGAAGCAATACAAGTTTTAGCTCATGGTGGTTTTATCAAAGAACCAAGTTATTATTTTTCTAAACATACACCATTGTTTGATAAGTTTGGATCAATAGTTGGTTGGGTAACATATGACTGCTATTTTGAAATCTCTGATGCTCTAGGATATGAACATAATGGTGGCTTATTAAAATCAGGAAGAAGATTTGAAGGTCTTGATACAGATAGAGCAACTCCATTTAGTACCATTACTGGAGATTTCTATTTAGTTGATAAGATGTTGGCAGTTTGTTAATTGATAAAAGAAAATCAAATGAAAGACTACAAAGGCGAAAACAAAGATTTTTTATGGGGAGCTATTGCAGCAGTTCTTATGCTTGCACCGGCAATGATTGTGTATATTTGGAAAACAGGAGGTTTATCGTGAAGGATAACTTTTTACCAGACTTTGAGAGCAGACCTTGTTTTAGCGAACAAGAATATTTGTGGGAAAACCACATGAAAAAAGGTGCTGACTTAGATGTACTTGATGTAGATAACTTTGTAGAGTATCTTGGTAAGGCAGTAGAAAGTAAGAAAGGTGCTGAGAAGTGGGAGTTGTATCGCCAATACGCAGAGAAGGGTGATTGGCATAACTTTGGTAGGGCTATTTATTTTTTAGTCCATGACCATATTGAAGATGAACTTTTATAGGGGGATGTATGAGTAAATATTTAGAACTGCGTAATGTAGATGTATCGGACAAAATTGAACGCAAGAATGGACTAAGCTACCTTTCTTGGGCATGGGCTGTAGACACATTGTTACAACGAGATCCACAAGCTACTTGGTCTTATGGCACTCCTGTAGCATTTGGTGAAACTGTCATGGTGTTTTGCACAGTCAATGCGTTTGGCAAGTCTATGACCGCACAGTTGCCGGTAATGGATTACAGAAACAAAGCCATTGCTAATCCAGATGCGTTCTCTGTTAATACAGCTATGCAGCGTTGCCTAGCAAAAGCAATTGCTCTACATGGTCTTGGATTGTCTCTTTATGTCGGAGAAGATTTGTGGGATGATATAGAGATAGACTCTACAAATCTTGTAGAAAAGATTGCTAAGTCTGCTGATCTTGTAGAACTCAAGGTTAATTTTGCCTCTGCGTACAAAGAAGTTGCTAAAGACAAAGATGCTTTGAAAAAGGTGAACGATGCCAAAGAAAAGAGAAAGGCAGAATTAAGTGAGACTAGCCAATGAACAGCCAGATAATGTATGCCTTGAGTGTGGAGACAAATGGGGTATCCACAGACTCAAGAGTTCAGAGAGCCATCGTGTATGGGTAGACCAATGCGATGTATGTTTAAAACTCACAGCCGTAGCAGATGCCTCGGAATATGGATATATGAAGGATGGATGGGATGGAGAAAAAGTGGTGTCATAGTTGTCAAGTTTTTCGACAAAAAGATGGTTTTAAGTTGGTAAAAACAGGAAATAGAAACAAGCCTGTAATGCGTTGGAAATGTGAATTTTGCCTAAAAAGGGAGTCGGAGAGAAAATATGGGAAATAAATTTTTTGAAAGAGCTAGAAAAGTAGCAAGGGATATAGACGATGGTGTTTATATCTACACACCAAGCAGCACAGATATTACGATTAGATGGCGCAAACTGTATGGCTATGTGCCTGCAAGTGAGCAAGCAAAGTATCAAAAGAAATGGGCAGAGTTCAGGGCATTAACCACCAGAACTTTGGAAAATGTACAAGCACCAGAAATGCCAGGAGTCGTGCAATGGAAAAAGTGGCAAAAAGTTTAGTAACAATAGGTATTTACATTTTCTTGCCTTTTGCGATAATTAAACAATCTTGGGATTTAGCAAATACTTGGATCGAGGAAATTATTAAATGAGAAACAAGCATTGCATGGATGCGTTCTACAAGACCCTAAAGGAGATAGATATTCCTTCTGGTCAGTCTATGATCTGTGAGCATTTTTTTGCTTGTGGATGGGATGCAGCCATCGATGCTTTGTCTATCGCATACCAGAGGCAATTTGAAGAAGATGGAGTCGATACTCAGCTTATTAGGAGAGAACCGCAAGAGCCACCATCAGACGATGACAAGGAGTGATTGGTATCCTGTATGTTTTGTAAAGAAAGACTACCAAGCATGGAAGTATTATCAGAGGTGGGCTAGTGAGGTATGTAGTGTGTGCGATGATTGCACAGACGAGTATCAGAAGAAGATGAAGAAAGAAAACAGATGTTTTATGGGGGAATGTATGGAGCTATCTAGCAATAGTCGTAAATATGCAAAATGAACCAGTTTCTCAGGCTATTATGGTTGTTCGTGAAGTAGAGCCATATAAGTTTGATATACAAATAGAAGGATCTGATTTATCCTTAGAGGTGTCTCAGATCATGGTGAAGTTCTTAAACGATTGTTTAGAACAGATCCACAGAGATACAAAACTGCATTAAGTGAATAGGGGAATGGGGAAATGGAACAAAGAACAGAAGAATGGCATCTTGCTCGTCTTGGAAAAGTAACCGCTAGTCGGGTCGCTG